CTATGCGCGGGAGGAACAGCAGCTTGAAGCCCTGCGGAAAAAGTGGGGCAGCCGCATTGTAAAGATAGACAAGAGCAACAAGGGTAAGACCAAAAAGGAAAAGGTGCGGGTGGACTTTAACCCGATAATCAAGGTGCCCATAAAGGGCGTTTAACGAAAGGACGGCGAGGAATATGTCAGAGAACGCAAAGCAGAATTTGCAGCCGGCGGCTGTAATAGCCCGCTTATACGGTACTGACGTTCGCCGCATCCAGCAGTTGAACACAGCCGGAGTTATCAAAGGGCAGGGACGCCCTGCCATGTATGACCTGCTCCCCACCATTCAGGCGCTCTTCAAGTACCAGCGCGAGCTTATACAGGGTAAGGAAAAGAACCAAACCATAGCCAACCTCGAGGAGGAAAAGCTGAGAGCCGAGACCGAGATAAAGCAATCCAAGGCGGCGGTGGCGAGGATGGAGCAGGAGGAGCTCGAGGGAAAACTGCACAGAGCTGAGGACGTGGAGGCGATAACAACCGACCACGTTCTTTTTTTGCGTTCCATGCTCATGGCTATGCCGGGCAAGCTGGCCGTTGACCTTGGCGGCACTCACTCCCCTGCGGAGCAAGCAGAGCGGGTAAAGCAGGAGGTTTATTTCATTCTCGATCAGCTCGCCAATTACAAGTATGACCCTGAGGAATACAAAAAGCGGGTAATGGAGCGGCAGGGCTGGGAAAGCCGCGTCAAGGATGATGGCGATGGCTAAAAAGCAGTACCTACGCTCGACAAGAGCGACCTTCTCCCGTGCGTTTGCCAATTACAGACCGCCCGAGGATATGACGGTCAGCCAATGGGCTGAGAAATACCGCGTACTCTCCCGCGAGTCCTCCGCTGAGGCGGGTCCGTGGCGCAATTCCCGTACTCCGTACATGGTGGAGATAATGGACGCGTTCGACGATCCGCGAGTTCATGACATTGCCGTTGTGGCTATGAGTCAGACGGGAAAAAGTGAACTTGAGCTTAATATCATCGGCAAGATCATCCACCAAGACCCGTCCTCTATTCTGTATATACAGCCCGACCTCGGTGAGGCGCGAAAGTTTTCCACCATGCGTGTGGCTCCCATGATACGCGACAGCAAGGTATTGCGGGAGCGTGTGGCTGATATAAAGAGCAGAGACTCCAAGAACACCATACTGCAGAAATCGTACCCCGGCGGCGTGCTTACCATGGTAGGCTCGCAGACACCTTCCGCGCTGGCGTCAATGCCCGTAAAGAATGTGATCGGCGACGAGATCGACCGCTGGGCAGCGTCCGCAGGCTCCGAGGGCGACCCTTGGGAGCTTGCCGAAAAGCGTACCACAACCTTTTACAATGCCAAGCGCGTGGCCGTATCTACGCCGACCATTAAGGGAGCCAGCCGTATTGCTGACCTCTTCGACAAGGGCACACAAGAGAAGTGGTACAGCCAATGCCCTCACTGTGGGGAATGGAACGAGGTGCAGTTCGGTGATATAAAATTCGACTTTGAGACTATAAAGAACGGTCGCAAGGTCAATTACAAGCTTAATTCCGTAAATTGGTGCTGCCCCTCCTGTGGCTGTCTCAGCTCCGAAAAGGAAACGAGAGACGCACCCGCAAAGTGGGTGGCTGAAAATCCCGAGGCATTGGCGCGCGGTCGGCGCTCCTTTGCGGTAAATGCCTTTTTCTCTCCGTGGCGCTCCTGGGATGAAATCTGCCTCAAGTTCCTTGAGGTAAGAAAAGACCCCCAGCAGCTTAAAGTTTTCTATAACACCGTTCTCGGTCAGCTGTGGGAAGAACGCGGCGACCTTGACGATGAGGAAACCTTTCTCGCCCGCCGTGAGGATTACGGCACAAGAGAGGACGGCACCCCCGTGGAGCTGCCCGAGGGTGTGCTGGTTCTTACCTGCGGCGTCGATACGCAGGATGATCGTCTCGAGTATGAGGTGGTCGGCTGGGGTCATTATGACGAAAGCTGGGGCATTAAAAAGGGCATGATATGGGGCGATCCCAAGGAGGATGCCGTATGGCTCCGCCTTGACGATGTAGTAAACCACGTTTATAAGTTCGCCAACGGGCGCGGCCTGCGTATCTCCCGCACATTCGTGGACTCCGGCGGTCACAAGACGCAGGAGGTTTACAAGCAGTGCAGGGCACGCACGGGGCGGCAGGTATTTGCCATCAAGGGCACCGGTACCGCCGACGCGCCGCTCACGAGAAAGCCCTCCGAGGTTGATATCGTGATAAGGGGTAAGGCCGTGGCGAAAACATGGCTTTTCAATATCGGCGTTAATGCAGCAAAGGCCGACCTTCTCAAGGGCGCCCTTAAAGTATTGGAGCCGGGGCCGAAATATTGCCATTTCAACAAGCACCCCGACGCGGGGTATGATTACACCTATTTCGTGGGTCTGCTCTCGGAAACGGAGGAGACGAAGCTGGAACGGGGCAGAAAAACCACCGTGTGGAAAGTGCTGCCCGGTCACGAACGCAACGAGCCTTTGGACATTCGCAACTACGCTTATGCGGCGCTCAAATCTCTCGACCCCGATATGGATGCTGTCGAGGCAAGGTTGAGACGTGCGGGCGCAGAGGATGTGAAACAGACCCGACAGCAGACGCAGCAGCGCCGGCGCGGGCCAGTAAAAAACAGATCGGTCTCGGGTGACGATTGGTAGGCCGATGAATTACAGGGGGAAATAAAATGCTGTATAAGCGGCTGATAATCGACGGTGAGGAGCTGCGTCTTGCGGTATGCCAATCCGGAAAAGGAGCGCCGTCAAAGGATACTGAGGGCTGCGTGGGGCTATTCTACACGGATGAAATCACGGGGGATGTATACAAGTGTATCGCCGAAAAGGATGGCTGCCAATGGGAGTTGATGCCCTGCGCGAAGGACATTCGCGAGCTGGAAGAGCAAATCGCCGGCCTTGGGGGCGGCGGAGGCGGCAGCGTAAGTTGGGAAGATGTGACCGACAAGCCGTTTTATGAAGTGGAAGGTGAGAAAGAAATTCTCGCGGAAACCACAATTACGGTCGATGTAGGAATAGGCGAAACAACCGCACCTCTTATAGGCTTGACCGCAGGAGCAGCTTATCGAATCGTGTGGAACGGCACAGAATACACCGCTACAGCGATTGAGGCAACGCTGCTGGGGTACCGAGCTGTAGTAGTTGGCAACACCGCATTGGTCGGTGGTGAAAATTCCGGTAATTATCCGTTTCTGCTTGGCGATGCAGTTGAAATTGGGATGGGATATTTTGTCGCGGAAGATAAAAATGCCGGCTCTCACACCGTAGCTATCTACCAGGACACCACCGTTATCAAAACTCTTGACTCAAAGTTTCTGCCTGTTGCTCCGGCGGTTGACCTTACCGCATTTGAAAGCGATGGCATTATCGTGGAAACCTATGCAGACGGTTCCATTGTCACCACCAAGATGGAGCGCAATGCAGAGGGCAAAGTTACAAAAGTAACGGACAGCAACGGTAATGTAATCGTGCTGACGTGGTAAAGGGGAAAAGCTATGAATATAAAAGATTTTCTCATTGGCTATGAGGCGGGCAAGGCTGAAAACAGCGGTGGAAAAGAAATGCTATACACGGACGATGTATTCCAAGATGCAGACGGAACAAGCATCAAAAACGGAGTCGTAACAATCGAGCATGGTTTAGGAGTTGTACCCGATATCATCTTGGTTGTCTATGCAGACATCTCGCCCGACAGTTCCTATCTCGTATCGGCGACCGGTTATAGCGACGCTATGTTGGAGGCTATTGGCGGCGGTTATAAATGCATGGTTAACATCGCCGTTGCACAGGGCGGCGTTATGGGTGTCGGCTCGAATGTAGGCATAGAGCACGATGCGATAGACGAAATGAGAGGTATGTGTATTAGAAACGCGACCAAAACAACGTTCACGATCGGCAATGGTACAGCGCCAATTCTGGCCAACAAGCGATACCAATATGTATGCATTGGTAAGGTTTTATGATTTGGTGAAAG